CTGGCCGGGCAAATACATCCCGCTGGTGCGCGTGATCGGCGAGGAGACCGTGGTCGAGGGGCGTCTCGAGCGCAAAGGCCACACCCGTGCGCTCAAGGACGCGCAGCGGATGTATAATTACTGGAGCAGCTCGGGCGTTGAATCGGTCGCGCTGCAGACCAAGACGCCGTGGGTGGCGGCCGCCGAGTCGACCGAGAACTTTCAGCGGTTCTGGGACACCGCGAACACCGAGAACCACTCCATCCTGCCGTTCAATGCCCTCGACGACCAGGGCCGGCCGCTGCCGTCGCCGATCCGCGCCGATCCGCCGAACATGGCGCAGGCGTATATACAGGGCATGCAGATCGCGCAGACCGAAATGATGCTGGTGTCGGGCCAATACCAGACCCAGATGGGCGCGCCCTCCAACGAGCAGACCGGGAAGGCGATTCAGGAGCGCCAACGCACCGGCGAGGTCGCCACCTACCACTTCATCGACAATCTCGCGACCGCGATCAGGTTCACAGGCCGCATCTTAATTGATCTCATCCCTCGCGTTTATGATACAGCACGCATTCTTCAGATCTTGCAACCCGACGGCTCCGTTGATCGCGTCCAACTCGATCCTCGGTGTCCGAAAGCGTGTGCGCAAATGCCGGCAGCGCATGCTTTGCAGCCCGGTGTGGCGCCAATGCAGCAGAATCCTATGGCGCCGGGACCAGCACCAGGGATGCAAGTGCCGCCGCCGACCCCACAACAGCAAATGGCGCAAAGCGTCACCCGCATTTTCAACCCGAAAGTTGGCCAATATGCGGTAATAGCGGAAATTGGCCCTAATTACTCTACCCGGAGGCAAGAGGCATTCGCGGCCTTCAACCAAGTCATCGCTGCCGCTCCCGGCTTAATGCAGGTAGCTGGCGACTTACTTTTTAAGGCGGCAGACTTCCCTATGGCGGAAGACCTAGCGGAGCGTTTGGCTCGGATGGTTCCTCCCCAAGCGCTAGGCACAGGTCCGAGCCCAGCCGAGCAACAGGCGCAGCAAGCCCTCCAAGGGGCTCAAGCTCACGTGGCCCTCTTGAGCGAGAAACTTGCCGTTGCCGAGATGAAACTAAAAGCCAAAGACGAGCAGAAGGACATCGACCGCTACGAGGCGCAGACCGGACGGATGAGCGTTTTGTTGAATCAGGCGGATACCGATAGCGTTTATGCCGGCGGGGGCGAACTCCGGCTCCTGATAATGCAAATGGTTCGGGATGCAATGATCGCGGGCGGCCTGACGCCGGTAGCCCAGGCAAGTCTGGGTGACATGGCGATGGCGAATGGCGCTGCACAGGGAGGGGCGCCGCCTCCAATGGCGCCAGGCGCTCCGCCCGGCACGCCGCCCGGAATCCACCCTCATGTTTTTAATGGCGTCCACTCAGCTCTTAGTCCAGTGAGACCACCAATGGCAGCGCCAGTTGCGCCACCTGGGCCTCTGCCGCCCTTCGTCGCTGGTGGTACGCGATGATCCCAGCGCCTATCTTTGCCTTATGCTCCGGCGAATGTTTCTTGCCGAGGTTGGCATCTCGCATTTTCTCAATCGTTGCCGGCAGGTGTTTTCTTCCGAGATTAGCGGCGCGCTTCCTCGCGATCACGTCTGGCCGCAGTGCTGCCAGCCTCATCTTGGCAACCGTCTCGAACGATCGCTTCTTGCCTTGGCGAGCCGCAGCCGATTTTGCAACAGCATCTGGCGGCATTTTACGGCCGACGCGGGTGCGCGCCGCATTCGCAATATGCTCGGGAGTCTGTTTCCTGCCGCGGTGCCCATCGCCTATTTTGGCTCGGGTTTCGAGGGAGTGGCGCTTTCCGAGGTTCGCCGCTTTCAACTTAGCCACATGTTCGGCTGACTTCGGCCTTCCTTTTAGGGCGGCCGATACTTTCGCACGGCTGGCAGGTAACCACGCCTTGCCGAGGCTTGCCGCGCGCATTTTCGAGAGTGCTTCCGGCGTGTGCTTCATCCCGCGCCGTGCTGCTGCCGTTTTTGCTATAGCCTCTCGCGTCCGGCGATGCCCACTTGTTCCGTCGCCGCCGTCCGTCAAATTGGCCAAAGGCCCGAGACCTTTGTCTGCGCGACCAATGGCGGCGATCAGCGCGCGCTCATACACGTTTGCGACGCTGTTGGTGAGGTCTTCGTGCAGCCTCACCTTCGGTATCTCTAAGCCGCGCGCCATCATATCTCGGACGATATCATGACGTGTCGCTGTATGACCGTTTCGCGCCTCCCCCTCGTGGCCGCTCTCCCGTTTGCCGCGCCCCTTACCGACGTAGAAGGGGGCGCCATTCTCGCGGAACAGCAAATAAATGTAGTGGTCGGCATGTCTCTGTCTCATAACGCCATATAACGCTAACATGCAACGAATGCAACGGGTGACCTAGGAGCTAACCGATGCCCGATACACCGTCCGTCGACACCATCACCATCGCCGCCGCCGCCATCTACGCCGGGTGGTACAACCCGGCCACCCACATGAACGCCGAAGGGTCCCGCCACGATACGCTCCGCAAGGCCGCGGTCAGCGCAGCGCTCCAGCTGCACGCCCTCACCGTCGAGGCGACGTCGCCCCCCGCCAACGTCGATGCGCCCTATGTCAGCCAGGCGGGCACTGCGATGAACGCCACGATGGGCAACTGGCGCGGCGAGCCGACTGGTTACGCCTATCAGTGGCAGCGGGACGGCACCAACATCGGCGCCGATGCGCCCGACTATCCCGTCACCGCGCCCGACATTGGCCGGACGCTGTCGTGCGTCGTGACGGCGACGAATGCCATCGGCTCAACCATCGGGCCACCCAGCAACGGCGTGGTCGCCACGGCGCGTGGCAGGGTGCGGGAAGATGTCGGATAGAATCCGCCTCGAGCCCGACGCGGTCTCCGCCCCCGACGAGCCGAAGCCCTCGCCAGCGCCACCAGAGCCGCGTACAGCCCCGCCAGAGCCCAGGGCGGCGCCCGAGCCCCCGGCAGAGCCCAAAGCCGCCCAGGAGCCTCCTGAGGCCCCGGAAGGCGATGCCGAACCCGAGGCCGAGACCAAGGAGACCGACGACGCAACCGAGAGCGCACGCAAGCTCCAGGCCCGCGTCACCCGCCTCAACCGCGAAAAATGGGAGGCCAAACGCGACGCCGCTGCGGCGCAGGCACGGCTCGACGAACTCCAGCGCGCCTACCAGGCCGCCCAACCGCCGCAGCCCGGCGCACCGCCCGCTGACGCCGTGGAACTGGCCAAGCAGCAGCTGCGCGCCGAGCAGGCGATGCGGGAGTTCAACGAGGCCTGCAACCGCACCGCAGCTGCCGGCCGCACCGAGTTCGGCAGCACCGCCTTCGACGAAGCGATCGGCGCGCTGAACGCAGTGGGTGCCGGGCAGCGCCCGGACTTCCTCGAGGCGGTGACCCAGATTCCCGACGGGCACCGGCTGTATCCGCTGCTGGCCGCCGATCTGGACAATGCCGGGCGCATTCTCGCGCTGCCGCCGCTGCGGATGGCGGTGGAGTTGGCCAAGCTGGCGCTGGCAGCGCCGGCCCCCGCGGCGGAGGCCAACGGCGGAGCGCCGCCACCCCCCGAGCTGCCACCAGTGAGCCAGGCCCCGCCGCCGATCCGGCCGATCCGCGGTGTCGCGCGCAATCCGTCGCCTTCGAATGAGACGATGTCGGAGTTTATAAAAAGAAGAGACCGGGAGGAAAGCGAGAAGCGGCGGATTTAGCCGCTGGCATAGCGCCACCAATCAGGCCAAAAGAGAAACGCCGGCCAGGATGATCTGGCCGGCGCTCTCAGGGAGAAATGTGATGCTCGCACATCGCAAACTCCTACCGCTGATCTTGGTGCGACTGACGCTGGTCGTCAAGATCACCATACGTCGGCGGTAGGGTATGGCGCCAGTCCTTCCGGGCTGGCGCCTGCCCCTGGGGATAACCTCTTGCACGACACCCAAAAATTGGGACAGACTGAAGGTCCAGCCCGGGCCCAGGGTCCGGTTGAGCGACGTGCCGTCCGCTGTGGTAGCGCGACTTGCCTAGCCTGACCTTCCTCCACAACGGAACCATTGTTTTGGTTCTGTAGCGTCCCGAGCAGCCTCCGAGCGCCGGGACGCGGGGAAAGGTCGCTCCCGTGGCAAACAATCTGCTGACGGTTTCCTGGATAACCAGGGAAGCCCTGAGAATCTTCCGCAATTCCAATTGGTTACTAAGGACGATCAACCGCGAGTTCGACGACGAGTTCGGCCGCGTCGGCCGCAAGATCGGCAGCACGCTGCGGATCAGACTGCCGAACGACTACATCGTCCGCCAAGGTCCCACCGCGGTCCCGCAGGACACCACCGAGCAGCAGACCACGCTGGTGCTGGCCAACCAGATGGGCGTCGACATGTCGTTCAGCTCCGCCGAGCGCGAGCTGAGCTTGGACGACTTCTCCCGCCGCGTGATCGCCCCCGCCGTCAACAAACTCGCCGGCGCCGTCGCGGTGAACGTGATGGGCATCATCAGCCAGGCCGCCAACCTGGTGCGCAACGTCGCAACCGGCGGCAACACCATCAGCCCGACCGCCGGCACGTGGCTCGCCGCCGGCGCAATCCTCGACCAGAACGGCGCCCCGAGAAACGACCGCTTCATCGTGATGGACCCGATGACGCAGGCCCGCACCGTCACGTCGCTCATGGGCTTGTTCAACCCGCAGGTTAAGATCAGCGGCCAGTACACGCGCGGAACAATCACCACCGACACCCTCGGGTTCGACTGGGGCATGGACCAGACGGTGCAGTTGCAGACGACTGCCTCCTACGGAGTGCTCCCCACCGTCACTACTGCCAACCAGACCGGCAGCAGCATCAACGTCACGGCGGTCGGCGCCGGCGGCCTCAACCAGGGTGACATCATCAGCTTCGCCGGTGTCAACAGCGTCAACCGCGTCACCAACCAGACCAACGGTGTGCCTGCGCAGTTCGCCGTCACCGCGCGCGTGAACCCAGGCGCGACCGCTATCCCGATCTATCCGGCGCTCACGCCGTTCGGCGCAGGCGGCGTCCCGGTGCCCTATCAGACGGTCGATGCATCACCCGCCGCTGGCGCCGCCGTCACCGTCGCAACAGCGGCCGGCGAGATCTACCGCGCCAACTTCGCCTACTATGCGGAAGCCATCACCATGGCCACTGCGGAACTCGAGCTGCCGCGCGGCGTGCACGAGGCGTATCGCGAAACCTACGACGGCATCTCGATGCGCGTGATCAGCGATTACGCAGTGCTGTCGGATCAGTTCATCACCCGTCTCGATATCCTGATGGGCGCCGCAATGGTCAGGCCCGAGTGGGTCGTCAAGGTCGCCGATGTTCTAGACGCTGGGCCGTGATGTAGGAGGGCTTCATGCACGCACCAATGCCGAAGCGCGGCCCGGAACCCCCCAACAACGCGAGGCCGGTCGAGCGCAAGAAGGGCGCTCCCGAGAAAGTGGTGAACCCGCCGAAGCGCACCGAGCGCAAGGCGGGGCCATATACCGGGGGCGCCAAAAAGTAGCGCAGCACTCACCACTCCAACGGAGCCAACCAATGCCGAACTTCATGCACGGCTACAAAATGCCGACGTTCCCGTCGACCTGGTACCACCCGATCTACGGCGCGGCCTACATCAAGGACTACGGAGAGTTCCAGAAACTCGACGACGACTGGCGCGAGCATCCCGGCATTGCCGATATGGATCGCACCGAGACCGAGGCGCGCGTGGTCGCGAACCACAACGATCAGATAAAGCGCGAGGAGATCATCAAGGAGGCGGCCAGGCTCGGCATAAAGCCGGCGGATGCCATCGTGCGCAATTCCGTGCAGTCCGACGTGGCCGCTCGCGAAGGCAAACCGCAGCCGCTGTGAGGCTCGATGCTCGTCTCCGACCTGCTGCAATATTCGCTGCGCATTGCCGGCGTGCTTGGCGTCGGCCAGGTGCCGCTGGCGCAGGATACCTCGGACTGCCTCCAGGCGCTGGCGATGATGCTGTCGCAATGGCAGCGCAAGCGCTGGTTGATCTACCGGCTCGATGAACTCACCTGCCCGATCGCATCCGGGCAGCCGAGTTACACCATCGGCCCCACTCCGGCGCCTCCAAGCCCACCTCCCGACCTCAACTATAACATCCGCCCCGGCGACATTTCCGCCGCCTACATCCGCCAGCTGATTGGCACCTCTGGCCCGAGTAGCCTGCCAGTTGACTTCCCGCTTAGCCGCATCGACTCGCGCGAAGAATGGTCAAAGATCGCACTCAAGAACCTGCGCAGCTGGCCGGGGCGTTATTTTTACGATCCGACGTTTCCGCTCGGAACGTTTTACATCTGGCCTGTCCCGATCCAGACGTTCTTCGAGCTTTATGTCACGATCGAACAGGATATCAGGGTCGATCTGGACCCCACCACCGAGATTGAGAATTACCTGCCTGCGGAAACCGAGGAGGCGCTCGTCTACAATCTAGCGGCTCGGCTGCGCGTTAACTACCAGCTGCCGCCGAGCCAGGATCTGAACGCGATGGCGCGGGCGACTCTTGGCACCCTTCGCAGCGCTAATTTCCGCATCCAAAAGCTGCAGCTCCCTGCGGCGCTCGGACGCGGCGGAAGATGGAAGAATCCAGCCGCGGGCTTTTACCCAGAAATGGCGGTCGGTGTGCCCTACACAGTCACGGGCCCGTAGCTATGGCACATCTGCCCGATCCAAAACTGCACAGGTGGGAGACCGGCCAGCAGATCAGCAGCGCGGCCCTCAACCACGACTTCGGCGCGTTGCATGCGTTAGCCGAATATGCCGCAGACCTCGCAGTAACCCCCGACCCGAACGCTGCCGAGGCGCTGCAACGGGTCGGCAACGCCGAAAGCCGCATCGCCGCCCTGGAGCGGCGCAACCAAGCCACGGCGCGTGAACTCGGCGAACGCGAGTACACCCCACTCGCCACCTTCGGCGCCCTCGTCCAGCAGGTCAGCGTGCTCCGCGATCCGCTGCGCGAGGCGACCACTACACTGCGCTCTGAGGTCTCCCGGCGCCACGCCGCAGAGGCCGCGCTCGCCGCTCGCCTGGCGCTGGTAGAGTCCACACCCAAGCCGCCGGCGGCGCCCAGCGTCGAGGCGTTCGAGCAGCTGCAGGCGGAACTGGCAGAAGCCCGCGCCGAGGCCTCTGCTGCGGCGTGGCAGGCCGAGCGGCTGCGCACCGACGTGGCTGAGCTTCGCCAGCATCTCGCCGACACCCACGCAGAGCGCATGCGGGCGCCGTTCGTGCCGCTCTCCGCACTTGCCGGGCTGCTGAAGCGCATGGACGCGTTCCAGGCCTCCACCGCGGCCGAGGACGTGGCGGCGATGCGCGGCGAGGTCGCGCGGCTGGAGCGCCTGATCGCCGACACCGACCGCCGGGAGGTGCTGCAGCGGCAGTTCACACCGCGCTCCGCGTTTGCCTACCTCCTCAAGCGGGTCGAGCGGCTCGAGGGTCGGCCGACGTGAAAATTGCGTTCTCCCAAGGCGCCTACGAGTCGCGCGGCGTCATCGCCTCGCCGGAGTTGCAGTGGAATCTCTACGCGGAGCCCAACCCGAAGGACGCTCCCTTTCCGATCACACTATATCCGTCACCCGGTCTGAGTCTCGCCGCCGACTACACCGGACAGGCGACCGGGCGCGCACGCGGTCTCTATGCCGCCTCCAATCGCGCCCTTTACGTCGTGTTCGGCACCCAACTCTGGACGGTCGGAAATGCTTACGTCATCACCCTGATCGGCAATCTCGGCGCCGATAGCGGCTTGCCAGTCTCCATGTGTGACAACGGCACCACGCTGTTCGTGGTTGACGGCTCAACCAACGGCTGGACGGTCGACCTCGCCACCAACGCCTTCGCCCAGGTCACCGATCCAGCGTTCTATGGCTCCAGCCGCGTCGATTTCATCGACACATTCCTCATCTTCAACTGGCCCGGCACGCAGACGTTCTACATCTCCAATTCCAACGATATCACCTTCAATTCTCTCTATTTCGCGGAGAAGATCGGCTACAACGATCTGCTCATCAGCGTCGCCGCGTTGCACGACAACGTCTGGCTGTTCGGTGCTGTCACCACCGAGGTCTGGTTCAATAGCGGCGCTGCCGACTTTCCGTTCCAGCGGCAATACAACTCCATCATCCAGCAGGGCTGCATCGCGGCCTATTCCGTCGTGGTCGCCGATAATGCGGTGTTCTGGCTCAGCCAAGACCGCCAGGGCCGCAACATGCTCATGCGCGGGGAAGGCTACGCAGCCAAGCGCGTCAGCAACTTCGCGGTCGAGGACGCCTGGAGCAAATACCAGATCGTCAACGACGCCATCGGCATGTGCTACCAGATTGCCGGCCATCTCCAATACACGCTGTACTTCCCCAGCGCGAATACGACCTGGGTCTATGATGCCACCACGGGCTTCTGGCACAGGCGCGTCTATAACAGCACAGATGCGTGGCTGCCGTCCTGCGTGGCGTACTGGGACCTCGGCTTTAACGTCAATCTGGTGATGGCGGGCGACCGCAGCGCGCCGCGTCTATACGTCGTTGATCGCAATACCTATGACGACGCCGGCGTGCCGATCCTGCGCATGCGCCGCTGGCCACACATCTTGAACGACCAGAAGCGGGTTGTGCACACGCAATTCGTTGCCGCGATGCAGGGCACCAATTTGGCGCCGGATGCAATCTCCCTGGTGTGGAGCGACGACGGCGGCCAGACCTACGGCACGCCCCTGGTGCAGACCACCAACAACGCAAGCAACGGGCAATATCAATGGCGACGCCTCGGAATGGCACGCGACCGGGTGTATCAGCTGAGTTGGACAGCGACGGGCGAAACAGCGCTGAACGGCGCGTGGCTCGAAGCGGTACCGTCGGAGACGTGAAATACTCCGCGAGCCTGCGCAGCCGCCTGACGTTCGTGGTCGAGCGCGCGATCGGCAGCAACGGCGTGCTGGCGTTCTACAACGGGCCGGCGCCGGCAACCGCGGACGATGAGGCAACCGGCGAGAAGCTCGGCACGCGGGCACTCACGCCGGCGGAACTGGGTGAGCTGCGGAATGGCCGCCATCCCGAGTTGATGCCGGGGGCAACCTACTGGCGGCTGCTCGACAACGGCGGCCTCGTGGTGCTGCAGGGAGGCGGCGATGAGTGACCGCCCGATGCGCGTCGGTGGTGCCGCGCGCCGTGCCGCGTTGCCTCCGACCGTGCTCGAGGTCGGCATGATCGCCCCCGGCAATCCGTTCGTGCAGGAGGACGGCACGCCGACGCCGGTGACGTTCCGGTTCCTCGCCGAGATGTATCGCGAGGTGAGCAACCTGCGCGCGGACGTCGACGCGATCCTGGCGCGGCTGACCGCAGCGGGCATTCCGTGAGGAACTTCCTTCAGATCGCCGGTGGCGTCGACACCCTGCCGCTGATGATGGCGCTCCGGACGCGCCCTCAGCTGTGGAACGCGCACCCGTTCCGCACAAGGCGGCCGTGCTCGGCCATGACCGAGTGTGACGACGTCCTCCTCCGCTACACCGCGCCGGAACATCTCGACGACAACGACAACGACACCGAGCCGGTGGCCTATCCCGCGTGGACGGAGTTGCCCCAGGTGCGCCCGCTCGTGTTCGACCTGATGCGGCGCATGGAGGCGGTGAGCCTCGGACGGGTGATCATCAGCCGACTGCCGCCTGGCGGTCGCATCGCCGCGCACGCCGACGTCGGCAACGCGTACGTCGAACAGCCGAACGTGATGCGGCTGCACGTCGCGCTGCAGGGGCTGCCGGGCAGCCTGTATCATTGCGGGGACGAGACCACGCAGATGCTCTCAGGCAGCGTGTGGCATTTCAACCACCGCGAGATCCACAGCATCGAGAACAACAGCGGCGACGACCGCGTGCATCTCATGATCGACATGGTGCGCGGATGATTCACTTGTCCTCCCAGGTCGAGGACTTCTTCGCGGCACTCCCTGAGATGCTGCCGATGCTGCCGCGGCACTGGCACGAGTTGGCGCTCGACAAAGATCAGGTGCCGCTCGATCCGGACTGGCGGCGCTACCGGGTGCTTTACGATCAGGGCCAGCTGTTGCTCGTCACACTGCGCGAGCGCGGCTGCCTGATCGGCTATTGCTGGGTGATCATCGCACCGGGGCTGCACTACGCCAGCACGCTGCACGCGACCGTCGATATCTTCTGGATCGATCCTGATTACCGCGGGCGGATGGGCGGCCGCCGGTTGTTCCGCGCTGTGGAGGCTGAGCTTCGCCGCCGTGGGGTGAAGCGCTGGGTTGCGAGCACCAAGCTGCACCGCGACTGCGGGCCGTTGTTGCGCGCGCTCGGCATGCAGCCGTTCGAGACGCTCTACAGCAAGATGTTGGGAGGCTGCTGATGGGTGTTGCTACTGCGGCCGCTGTCGCCGGCGCTGTCGGCTCCGTCGCTGGCGCTGCCGGTACGCTGATGGGCGGGAAGCAGGGCGCAGGGGGCGCGCAGCAGTCGCAGTATCTCCAGGCGATGGAGATGAACCAGAACATCGTCAACACCCAGCCCTTCATCCAGGCCGGACAGATTGGCGCCGGCATGCTGCAGAACGCGCTCACGTCCGGCAGCCTCGGCACTCCGATGGATATGTCCGGGATGCCGCAGTTCAACTGGAACCCGACCGAGGCAGGCCTCCAGCAGACACCAGGTTATCAGTTCACGTTGCAGCAAGGCTTGCAGGCGACGCAGAACGCCGCCGCGGCGCGCGGCCTTGGAGTATCGGGAGCGGCGTTGAAGGGCGCGGGCACCTACGCCACCGGACTGGCCGACCAGACTTATACCCAACAACTACAAAACGCGATCAACACCTACAATTCGCAGATGGCCGGCTATCAAAACCAGTTCAGCGACTACTGGGCCAACCAGACCAACCGGTACAATCAACTGGCTGGGCTCTCTCAACTCGGCGGCAATGTCGCGGTCGGGCAGGGCTCGAATACGACCCAGGCCGCCGCCAACATCGGCAATGCTGCAGCCAATGTCGGCCAACTCCAGGGAGCGGCCACTACCGGCGCGGCCACTACGATCGGCAACGCGCTTGCCAGCCCGCAGGTTACGAGCGCGCTGCAGAGCATCTTCGGTCCCGGCGGCAGCACGATCAGTCCGGCAACCGATGTGGCCAACGCCAATTATGAGAACGCGCAATTCGCGCAGAACCCAGCCGGCACCTACGGACCGTTCCAATGAGCGGATCTGCCGGCGCACTCATCAACCAACTCGCGAACCCGCCGATGGCGCAGCCACAATACTGGCAGACGCAGATGGCGAACATGAATGCGCTGAAGGACTATTCCGCCAAGCAGGCCACAGCACAGATCTATCAACAGGCGACAGATCCCACTACCGGACAGGTCGATCCGGCCAAATTCAATGCACTGGTTTCGCAGGACCCGGCCGCCTCCTGGAACGCCGCGCAGACCATGCAGCAGCAGGGGAGCGCTGCTGCAGCACAGGCGCAGGGACAACAGGAGACGCTCGCCGCGCACCGGGCGCGCATGGACTCGATGCTCGGCCTGATGAACGGGCTGCTGACCAAGAACCAACCGATCCATATGTCCGACGTCACGACCGCACTTAATC